ATTAAATTCAAAGTCCAGAACCAAGTCTGGGACCAAGTTGAGAACCAAGTCTGGAACAAAGTCTGGGACCAAGTCCGGAACCAAGTCCTGGACCAAGTCTGGTACCAAGTTGAGAACCAAGTCTGGTACCAAGTCCGGAGCCAAGTCTGGGACCAAGTCCGGAGCCAAGTCTGGGACCAAGTCTGGAAGGAATTAAATGAGTAAAGTACTTTATAAAGTCCATCACCAAGTCTGGGACCAAGTTGGGAACCAAGTCCAGAACCAAGTCCAAAAAGAAACCTAAACTAAGATTACTACTGAAATTAGAGAGAAGACAAATTGGCGAATTTGAAAACAGGTTGGATCCCAAATTCGAAAAGAATTGAGTAAATATGTTGTCTGATATTAAATTGAATAGTATGATTAAGTCTTTGGGCCGGTAGCTCAATGGTAGAGCGAAGAGCTTATACCTCTTGTATGCACCAGATAAGTGCGCGGTTGGGGGTTCGAGTCCCTCCCGGCCCACCAATTTTGAATAGGATCGATATGCACGATAAAGAAGAAGTAATAAAAAGAATGAAAGAGCTATTCGAGCCTATCGATAGACAAATTATGATGACAGACTCTAAAGACGATGTACTGATGCTAGCATCTATCATGATGTCCACAGCTAGAGGAATGTATGAATCAATCCTTGGCGTGGAAAAAACTAAAGTATTACTGAAAGGGATGGTTGAAGATGACTTCTAAACTAGAAGAAAAGCTAATGAAGGAAGTCATGGAACTCAGAAAAAAGGGTTCTGATCCTCTGGACGCAATCCTTACAGTACTAAAAAATAATAACTGGGAGCCAGAACAAGTAGCAGAATTAATCAAAAAAGATAAAATTCTATTAAACTCCCTAATGGAATATATGACAAACCATAACCTAAGTACTAGTACCCAGAAACTTCCAATCTGAGGACTAAAAGGTTGAGATTCTATATCAGATCAAAACTTCCCCTAACTAGGTACTACGAAAGAAAGAACCTTACCAGGATCTTAAGGTTTGCAAGGGAAGCTATGTTCTCAGACAATCCAGACATAAAAATCTGGATTGAAATAACAGAACGGGTCGGATATGATAATATGGGTCTATGCTTTCCACTCCAAGATGGAAAGTACAGAATTATGATTGACCCTAAACTGGATAAAGAAAACCTATTGAAAACAATCTTCCACGAGCTAGCCCACGTGAAACAATACCACACGGGACAGCTAATCCAACAAAAGCAAGAAGGAAGAGGATTCGAGTGGCAGGGAGCCAAGTATCACTATAATGAATTCAGACAATACCAACTCCCTTACGAAGCTCAAGCAGTGAGACAAGAACGAAAACTATACAATATGTTTATGGGGGCGAAACAAAATGATACCAGAGCAATTGGCAGAAAACGAAATAAGAAAACTAGCTAAAGACCTAGTCTACTCAATGGATGTGGGCCAACAGCAGATGTTTGAAAGAACTCTCAAGGAGTTGCTTTTGAAACTAATTCCAGAATATCTAGTGCACGACACCAGAAAGTTTCCAAAACTCCCTCACCAATGAAACCTACTATGGATATATTCCAGCTTCAAAGGGCACTCCAGCTGCACTTTAAGACCGAATACTGTTGTAAGAAGTACAACTTTAAGGTCAAGCAGACTGGCACTATACCAGATAAGCTGAAACTCCCAATACAGAAGATCAATAAACATAAAGATCCATTTGGATTGATGGTTTGTAACCTATTCAAGAATCCAAACATGCTTCTGATGGATATTGCATACTCTGATGAAGCCCAAAAGGAATACCAGAGATGGTTGAAGACTAAACAATCCCTCGAGTACCAATTCAAAGAGGATATCAAAAAGCTTGATGGAAACTTTGATAGAAACTTCAAGGTAGTTGGTGGATCCCTTCCAATCGTGTTGGATTTGTATTTTCAAAAAGAAATCAATCTGGAAACAGTTTCGATTCTAATCAAACTGGTTAATCCAATGAAGTATTGGCGAAGAGAACTAGAGCTGAATCCATTGATGGAGGAGGTGAATAGAATAGAGAAGTACCAAAGACTGTTTGATTATGAAATGCCAAAGTACAAGAAAATAGTTGTTGACTTGTTTGGCGGTAAGTGAGATAATAAATATTGTCGCGCTTTGGAATACAAAGCAATACTACTAATACTAACAATACGGAGAATACAAATGAACTTCAATTCGCTAAAGCAGAACTCTAATAACCTATCCCGCCTTACTCAGGCCATTCAGCAGTTCAACCAGCAGCCACAGTCTCAGGGAGATGATCGGTTCTGGTATCCAGAAGTAGATAAGTCTGGCAATGGATATGCTGTTATTCGATTCCTACCTGCACCAGGTGAGGAAGATCTTCCTTTCATTCGTTTGTTCGAGCATTCATTCAAGGGTCCATCGGGTTCTTGGTACATTGAAAACTCTCTAACGACACTTGGTAAGCCAGATCCAGTCTCTGAATACAATACAAAGCTGTGGAACAGTGGTATTGAACAGGATAAGGATCAGGCTCGTAAGCAGAAGCGTCAGCTTCGGTTTATCTCAAATATCTATGTTGTGCAGGACCAGCAGAACCCTGAAAACGAAGGTAAGGTGTTTCTATTCAAGTTTGGCAAGAAGATCTTTGACAAGCTGAACGAAGCAATGAATCCTCAGTTCCAGGATGAAGAGCCACTGAACCCATTTGATTTCTGGAAGGGTGCAAACTTCAAGCTCAAGATTCGAAACGTCGACTCTTATCGTAACTATGATAAGTCTGAGTTTGGAGATCGTGGTCCTCTATTCAAGGACGATAGTAAGCTGGAGCAGATCTGGAAGCAGGAGCACTCATTGAAGGAGTTCCTTGCACCAGATAAGTTTAAGTCTTATGAAGAGCTGCAGGAGAAGCTGCAGAAGGTTCTTGGTGCTGGTGGAGCTCCAAAGGAACAGAAGGCTAAGCTTCCTGAGCAGAAGGCTCCTAAGCTAAAGGAGGCTTCTCAGAAGGAAACTCCTCCATGGGATGGTGGAGATGATGATGACATGAAGCTGTTCGAAGAGCTAGCTTCTAACTAATAAAGAAAGAGGGGACTTTTGGTCCCCTCTTTTATTTTACCCAGAATGGCTTTGCAATATGCAATCCAAATAGTTGATAAGCAGCATCAGTATTGGAAGGTGACTTTTGAGATGGTTGACCAATAGTTTGAGTAACTGGTAGTGTTGTTGTACGTTCGTTACCACCTCGATCAACAACTACTACGTTTGGTGTTTGTTGCTCTGTACCCATTCTTGTAAGTTGATTAGCTTGATTTGTTCTTGCTAAGCCTTGTAGATTAGATGGTAGAACAGGAGATGGAAAGCTTTCCCCTGTTGGAAGTAAATTCACAAATGCTTTACCAAGCCATTTAGCTGCGCCAGCAAACGTATCTCCATCAATTTTAAATGCATTTTGCATCTGAGCTTCACGCTCTGCATCTCTTTGGGCTTGTCTTGTTTGTGTTTCAGCCTTAGTGGGTGTTAACCCTGCAGTATGTAGCCCTTG